ACGCCCGGGGAGAAAATATATAAATATACAGAAACTGGCAAATGACTCGGGTAAAACGATTATTCTCGGTGGCGCACAGGGGAAATTTAGCATACTTGAAGAAGGTAAGCGCTTTAGTGGACCGGACGCATGGCTGTGTGAGTGTGCTGCATGCGGAAGATACTATTTTATGAATTCGTCAGGGAGCTTTGCGTGCAGAGTATGTGGAGAACATGACGGGGATCACCACTTACAAAATGTAATGTACGGTGATGACGGATTATTTGGCTTGCAGGAGTGACACTATGGCAGAACAGGAGAAGAAATATTATTGGTTAAAGCTGGATAAGAATTTCTTTAAAAGGCATGATATCAGGATTATAGAGGCCATGCCAAACGGGAAAGATTATATCCTGTTTTACTTAAAATTACTTGTCGAAAGCGTATCCCATGACGGTATGCTGCGGTTTTCTGATGCTATTCCATATGATGAAAATATGCTTTCCACCATCACTAATACCAATATAGATATCGTCAGGGCAGCTATTGGAGTTTTTACAAATCTGCAGATGATAGAGATCATGGATGATAAAACTATATTCATGGTCGAAGTTGAAAATATGACCGGAAGTGAGACAAAATGGGCGGAAAAAAAGAGGAATTACAGGGCTAAAATAGGACAAGGTGCGGACAATGTCCTTCCTGGAGTGGACGTTGTCCGACAAGAGAAAGAGTTAGAGAAAGAGAAAGAGTTAGAGATAGAGAAAGAAGTAGTCGTTGCCCCTGGCGGGTCAACTTCTCCGTTCTCTAATAACTATGATTTTGACAGTTTTGAAATGCAATGCGTAGAATATCTGATTGCATCATGCCTTGAAACTTTTCCGAAAGCAAAGGTCCCTGACACGCTGGAGAAGAAAAGAAAGTGGGCCTCTGAGATTGAGAAAATGAAACGGCTGGATCATTTAAGTGAGAGTGAAATAAAACAGACCCTGTATTTTGCAACGCACGACAGCTTTTGGAAAACGAATATCCGTAGTACAAAGAAATTCCGCGAGAAATTTGAGACGCTTTATACCCAGAACCGCAGAGGACAGGGAAAGACAGGCAATGATTTATATGATACGGCGGACAGGCTGAATAAACTGGAAGAAAAAATTGGAGGAGATCAAAAATGAAATACGAGGAATTTAAAAATATAGCAATAACACTGAAAGCAGCGTTCCCGGCGTTAAAGGCATTTGAAAATGACGAAGGCATCAGGACATGGTATGAAATGCTGAAGGACTTAGATTACGCGGTAGCTTCAGCAGCGGTTTCAGCATACATACGGGAAAGTCCGTACCCGCCTGCGATTGCCGATATCCGAAATATCAGCCGGAAGATAGTAGTACCAGACTGGTCCATTGAATGGCAGAAATTGTTAAAGAATGCATCGTTTGAGGAATTAAATGCGCCTGCGCAATATGCCGTTCAGACACTCACGGAAGAGTATGTCCGCGAAATGCTTGAAAGCAGTGAGAGAGTGGTTTTGTGTATGAAGGAATTTGAGCGACTCTACAACAATTTCTTCCGGCTAAGCAGACAGGACGAGGAAGTTTTAAAGAAACTGGGCGTCTGGAGTAATGGTATTGGTTTTATACAGATGCAGCCGAAACTTTTAATAACAGCGGATGGAAGGGAACTTGAATGAATTTTAACGAAACAGAAGTAAGAAAAGCCATTACAGTTATGAAGCCAGGAAATGCATTGTTCGAGGTTAGGGTGATATCCGGCAGAGGAAATGCAACCGGGTACTTCACAACTGCTGATACTCTCATAAATGAACTGAAACGACTGAACCTTGCAGCAACCTGTAACGTGTACATCACGTTAAACAGCATAAAAGACGAATGTTATTCCAGACAGCAGAGAGACCAGTTTATCCAGAATGGGAAGCCGACTACCTCAGATACCGATATTACTTTATATGACTGGTTAATGGTGGATATTGACCCGGTGAGAGCTGCGGGAACATCGGCAAGCAATGAACAGATTAAAAAGGCGAAGCTGAAGGCAAATGAAGTCTATGCCTATATGAAAAAGACAGGGTTCGAGGAGCCGCTTGTGGGATTCAGCGGGAACGGCATACATCTTTTATACAGCGTAGCTCTGTCAACAAATGATGAAAATAAAGCACTGATGAAAAACTGTTTGACGGTACTCGATATGTTCTTTTCTGATGATGCCGTAAAGATCGATACGGCGAATTTTAATCCGGCCAGAGTATGCAAGCTGTACGGGACTGTGGCTCAGAAAGGCGCAAACACTCCCGAACGGCCGCACCGGCCCAGCTATATCATCCGGTCTCCAGAGAAGCCGGTCCAGAATAAGAAGATGCTTCTGGTAAAACTGGCTGGATACCTGCCGGAACCGGAGAAACCGCAGCGGTATAACAACTATAACCCGCGCCAGTTCGATCTCGATGAATGGCTCGATCATTACGGGCTGAGATACACGAAGGCCAGCTATGGCAGCGGGACAAAGTATATACTGGAAAAGTGTCCATTTGATGATAACCATACTGGGAAAGATGCCTGTATTTTTAAGGCGGCCAACGGAGCTATAGGATTTCACTGCTTTCATAATTCGTGTTCCGATAAGACATGGCAGGACGTCAGAAGACTTTATGAGCCAGATGCCTATGACCGGCAGTACGTTCCGGATCAGCGCCATCCCAATTATCGAAATCCGAATTATGTGGTTGAGAAAAAGGAAGAGGTTAAGATCGTAGAAGGGCAGCCGGTGTTTTTTACAACAGAACAGATCCGGCTTCTTGAAGAACCGCCAGAGGAATTTATCAAAACCGGGATCGATACGATAGATGAAAAGATGCGCGGTTTGAAAAAAGGATTTGTGAGTTGTCTCAGTGGCCTGCGGGCAGCCGGAAAAAGCAGTGTTATATCTCAGCTTACGATCGAGGCCGCAGAGCAGGGATACCGGACAGCACTATTCAGCGGAGAGTTAAAGCCGAAGAATCTTTTAAAATGGCTGCTCTTGCAGGCGGCCGGAAAGCAGTATGTGAGCCAGACACAGTATGATTACTATTACGTTGTTAGAAGTCCGTATGATGAGATCATATCCAAATGGCTTGATGAAAAGGTTTGGGTTTATAACAACTACTATGGGAATAACTTTGGGTCGATTATGACCCAGATCAGGAAGTGTGTAACGGAGCACAAGGTCGATCTGGTAATATTGGATAATATGATGGCATTAAACCTTATGGAGATGGGATCGGACAAGTACCAACAGCAGAGCCATTTTGTGGAGAGCCTGGAGGACTATGCGAAGCAGGCGAATATACATATTCTCTTTGTAGCCCATCCCAGAAAGTCAACCGGTTTCCTGCGCCTGGACGATGTGTCAGGAAGCAATGATATTGTGAACCGTGTTGATAATGCATTTATTCTTCACCGGGTGAATGAGGACTTTAAAAGGCTATCGAAGGAAATGTTTAAGTGGAAAGCAGATGATCCCCTGTACCAGTGCAGCAATGTCATAGAAATTTGTAAGGATCGTGATGGCGGCGTCCAGGACGAATTTGTCCCGTTGTATTTTGAGCAGAGCACGAAGCGGTTGAGAAACAGTCCGGGAGAGACAAAAACGTATACATGGACTGAGAAGATTGGAGAATATATCAGGAATGATTTTGAGAGCGTGCCGCTTGATGAACAGCTGCCGTTTGACTGAGGTGAATTATGAACAATGAACAGATGAAAGAAATATTCTGGCAAACGTATAACGTCTTCTGGAACAAGTGGAAGAACGTGCTGCTTACCAGACAATCACCGGAATGGGATGAAATTGTAGAAGAAGGCCGGGAGCTGATCAAGAAGTACCATTGTGATATCTGTAGTCACATGATAAGTGATATGATTCAGATCTTGAAGGAGAGGTATGAGAAAGAGGAGAGGAAAGGCGGGACATAGTTGTGACATCACAACTGTTTCGGCGGTCAAAACTTTTGGATAGAAGAAGGGAAGGATAGGGAATGACAGCTAAGGAGTATTTGAAAGAAATCAAAAAAATAGATGTGGCCATCGACCAGAAACAGATCGAGTATGAGACCCTTAAGGGAAGCCGTACATATGTAGGCGGTACGGATTATTCTGCGGAACGGGTTCAGACTTCGCCTGATGGATCGGGTTTTACTCGGATATCAGACCGGATAACTGACATGCAGCGAGAGATTAACGACGAGATAGACCAGTGGCACGATATGAGACATGAACGGATCGGGCAGATACAGCAGCTTTCAAAGGTGGAGTATGTGGATATACTGTTCAGAAAATATGTGCAGTATCAGTCATTAGAGACGATCGCGGGAGATCTTGATAAGTCATATTACTGGACATGTCACCTTCATGGGGAAGCACTGCAAGAATTTGAAGAAAGATTTTTAAAAGTCAGCAACTAACCGCAAGACTTATTTTGTCAAGTGTGCTATAATAGTACTGTAAAAAGTGTATCAATAAAACACAACCCTGACACGCTTTTTCGGCAAGGTCTAAAAGTTCTCCCTTAACAGACCTTTCAAAATCAATAAGGGCAATACCGGAGACGATCCGGTATATGTGGAGCATACCATCAATGGCAGATGGACAGGGTCGCGCCCTGGGTTCCGGTTCGATTCCGTGATGTTCCGCTTATAACACATATCGGGCCTGTAGAGGCACTATAAACAATGTAAGGCACTCAGCGATGGGTGCTTTTCTTTTACAA